GAGGGATTGGATACCCTGGCCATGTAACTAATCAGTTCTTCAGAGTCAGAAGTGATGTGGATGAGCTTTGCAGAGTGAATCATTAGATAGTTAGTAGTTCCTTGAATTTTTTGAATACAAAGAAGGAATCCTGTATCATTCAGATGTCCATTCAAGAGGACATACCGATGATCAAGATTCAGTCTTCCCCTTTAACCCCAACTAGTTAATTAAAAAGAGTTAGAACAAGTTATATCCAATCACCCGTTCGGCTTACGCCTCACTGAGGATATAGCAATTCATAACTCGTTAAGTACTAGGTATTGTGTCATTTGTGAGTCACGGTACTCACGGAATATCAATTCAAGATGATATTATAGAGAGACATCGGGGGATGTTGGTCTACCTGTTAAGGTGGGCCAACTTCCCCCCATCCCCCGTTATAGTCGGCTGTCGACCAAACCCCTTGGTATGACTGACTTGGGTCTAAAGGCTGACCCACCGGCTCTTGTTGCCCTTAGAAGCGGCTCCACGGGCCTTCTGACGGGTCTCTAGGTCGTACCCAAGCACTAGGTGGTTAGCGGCGCTCTGAGGGTCATCTAGCCACGAATCCAGGAGGTCTTGCCAGTCCTCTCGTTTGCGTTGGTTGACGGCTTCTTGAGCGGAGATGCCCATGGCGTCAGTGAAGTACTTCACACCTTGAGCAAGGGAGTCCAATCTGTCGTCATGTCGAACAGCTCCCTTTTCCCGACACATACGGGACATCTGATAGAAGAGCATATACAGAAGACGTTCTTCTGGTGCTGCGTCTTTATTGGATTGGAAGTCCCATTCGATGACACCACGATCAATGATGAGGCGGTGTTGGTTCATCACAGGTTCTAGGGCATCAATAATACGGTCTTCTTTACGGACGTTGGCTCGGACTTCTTCAACGTCAATGGTTTGCTTGGTCTGTTGAAGGTGTTTTTTAAACAGTTCTGCGACGATACCGTCACCGAAGTTGGTTTCGATGAGGAGTTTAGATACATTGTACCGCTTACACCCACGCAGGATGTCAAGAAGTGTGTTATCGCTATAACCGTCGCGATACGCTCGTACTTCGTGAACGTAGAGAAAGCCATTCCGTTGGGATATGAAGGTTGCTGCGGTTTCATCTGTACCTCGACCTGAGGGGTCAACGGAGCAGATGGTCTCTTGGTACGGTCCCCATTCACCTTGAAGTTGCATAGGGCTGTAGAAGTAGTCACCGGGCAGACCAACGGTGGGGAGATCCTTCAGGACATTGCGAGGATCGGAGCACCAGATGACACTGTCTGGGGCTTGACTGGGGTTTACTGAGGTGATGACAAGGTCGGAACACTTCAGCGGGAACTTCTCAGCGTCACTAAGGGTGGTATCCAGCATGAACTGGAGCATGAAGTTGCTCCGACCCATGGCTGCTTCCCGTTCCAACAGGTCATCGTTGGAGAATCGGTCAGGGTCTGTGACTGCCCAGGGTTCTGCACCGTTATCGATGTCTTCCTGGAGCTGAGGAGCAAGGAGACCTTCGTAGTTGCTGAGGGAACGTGGGTGGCGAGCAGGCCAGACAAAGGGGCGGTAGTTCCGTTCAGCGAGTTTGCGGTAGATCGTGAAGGTAGTTTGGGGTGTACCGAGGTACATAATTCGTGAGTCCTTCTTTGGTGTCAGAATTGACTCAGCTTCTGTACACAGTTGTAGAAGCTTCTCCCGCATCATCTCAGTCATTGAGTTACCTGGAACCTCAATGTCGTCCAGAATCATTAGGTCGGCACGAGAACCGGTGAGCTGACCGGTAATACCAACGGATTTAACGGAAGGTGCCTGGTGAGGTGAGCAATTCACGTCAAAAGAGATGCGAGACCAACGGGCATCGTCACTTTTTGGACGAAGGTGGCTCAACCACGGTGTTTCAATGATCAGCTTCTGAAGAAAGATTGACATGTTGTCAGCTCGTTCCTTTGAAGCTGAGATGATCATGATCTTTTTCTCAGGATTATTGAACAACGTCCAAAGAACAAAGGCACCAGTAATCCAAGATTTACCGACTCCTCGGAAGGCTTGGATCTGAAGACGCTTTGGTCCGTGTTGGAGGTAATCAGCAATGGCGTATTGAGCACGGGTCGGGGAGGGAAGGTCGAGCTGCTGCCATAGGGCTTGAAGGAACAGCTTGAAATCGCCCCGTAAGGCCGTCAAAACATCACTCATAAGGGAAAGATATGGGAAAGCCCCCACAAGCGTGCTGTAGGGGCATATAAGGGGGTCTCAGAGAGTATTAGGGGTCAGCTGTAGTAGCGATCTTTGCGGCGCTTGTATTCATCGACCTTCTTTTGGTCAATCTTGAGCGCATCAAGCTTGCTGCCATCGACCTTGGTGCTGGGTGTGTATACATCCGACTTGGTGTCAAAGCTGGACGGCTTGTTCTTCACTTGGTCAGGAGCTTCACCGCGCTTGTAACCAAAGGTCTTTTCAAAGAGGTTGCCCCGGAAGTTCTTGTCTTGGTTCTTCATCCCTGCGTTGGAAGCAGGGGCTGCAGAACGACGGGCCGGGGCGCTGCTGGAACGAGGTGCGGAGGGGGCGTTGCCACCGCTAGTACCGCCACTGCCGCTGCTACCACCACTACGGCTGCTGGGTGTGGATTGCTTGTCCTGGGGTTTGGGTTTAGCGATGGGGACTTGTTGACTGCCAGGAACGTATCGACCTGCGGTAGCGTTAGTTTGGCTGGTGTTCCGGTCAGCAGTAGTGCCACCACGACCAGTACGACCAGAAGTAGTACCAGTGCGTTGGGGGGTTGCTGCTTGACGAATGGTTTTGCCTAGTGCGGTACCAGCACGACGACCAATCTCATCAACGACGGGTGCCGCAACCAGTCCAACCAAGCCGGCACGAAGGCCACCCATCCCTCTAACAGCAGCACGTGCAGAAGGAGGAAGTGCAGGTCGTGCAGCTGGAGGCCGCGCTGGAGCTCCCTGCCCCAGTTTCGGCATGTTGGCCTTGACATCGACAGTAGCCCCAGCCTTTTCAATAGCTCCACCACGAGGCTGCGGTGCTTTAGGTTTGGGATTTACAACAGCAGAGGGTGGCCTAGTTACAACAGCACCTCCACGCAGACCTGGGGGAAGTGCCTTAGGAGTTGTGCCACTACCACCTTTGCCTTGAGTTACTTTGGCAGAGCCATTGTTCTGACCACGACCTTCGCTATTTGTGACCGTAGCATTAGATACGCTGGAGCGATTGGTTCGACCCTTTGACGTAGTAACAACAGGAGGCTTGGCGGGTTTACGCTTGGAGCGAGTGGAAGAGGAGGTGACTTTCGGTGCCATAATACTTATTTAATCCAAGATAGAATGAGTTGTTCTTTCTGGGGATTGACCCCAAAGGTAGCCCTCATAAATGAGAGCCAGTTTTGACTTCCTTTTGCCTGATTACACGATCTACAGCTGGGCACAAGGTTGGATGTAAGGTCGGAACCACCGAATACTTTGGGCCGTACATGATCGAGAGTAAGTTCGTTAGCGTCATAGGTTTCTCCGCAGTAGACACACTTGCAGTCAAAGTGCTCTTTTATGGCTCTTCTCCAGAGCCGGCGAGCCTCAGGAGATGTCATGGTTATTAGATTTTGGAGATAGTGATCAGGCGAGGGAAACAGGGGAGTCATCGTTGGGCGTTAGTTTTTCGTGCTCCCTTTGCACGATTAGCTTTACGCGGAATAATCCGTAGGTTATCCTTTGAGTTATTCATCGGGTTGTTATCCTTGTGGTCAACCTCATGACCAGCTGGGATATCACCCATTGAACGACGTGCTCGTGCTCGTGCAGCGTCTTCTTTACGGTGAGCACGACGATAGTCTTTAAGGTAAGAAGCGCGAGCTTTATACTCGGCTTTCCAATCTCGTGCCATTCATACGACTCCGAACTAGGTCTGGATCAATCTTGGGAAGGATGCTGGCAAGTTGATCAAGAGGGGAACCTTCAACAGCAATGCCGTTGATATCATTGTTCTTCAACCAATCACACATGGCCTTGAGGTCTTGAGTAGTGGCCTCTCCGCTTTTGATGCGACGGAGGTATTCCTCAGTGACAAGCCGGTGGAGTTCGTTGAACTGGTCTTCTGTGGCTTTCTTTGTGTTAGCCATTTCGTAATACAATTTGATCTAGTTTTGTTTCGATCCTTATCATGTGGTCCTCCATCTTCTGAAGGGCATTGGCGAGTTCTTGACGCGGTACATACTTCTCAGCAAGACGGATCTCAACGCCGTCAATACGTTTGTCAATCTGATCCATGCGAGAAGATGAACGGGAATGGACAGCAAGAACTCCACCACCAACACCGATAAAGAGTGAGGTGACTCCAGTAATGATGGCTTCAATCATCGATTTTTCGGAATGTCATGAACCATCCGGTTCGGGGGCCGTCAGCTTCCCAGCGTGGCAACCAGTTTCGCCAGGAATATTGAACATTCATGCCACCAGAACCGACATGGACATAACCACCGTTGATGTTGTCTAGCTCACCGTATGGGTCATGGAAAACACCGTACTGACCAACGTCTCCGATGCACAACATCCAATGACCACCACCACTTGGTGCTGTTACGTGACCATGGTGAAGGATGCCAGTGGCTACGGGATGACCGGTTTGGAGTTCATACTGAAGAGATGCTCGTGATCCGTTCTGATAAAAGGTGGCGAGGACACCAAAGTCACGGCATGCTTTGATTTGAGCACCGGCTTCGGTTGTATCACCGTATTTGAGGACAGTCTGAAGATAGGTATCGTCAGCATTACTACCTTTTAGAGCATTTGGCTTCAAGTATTTAACCGCCATAGCACAGGTAGAACTCCAGCACATCCTGTATGAATGCCTGGTTGCAGAGTCGGTCTGCAAATAATATTGGGGTACTTTAAGTACGGTCATTTGAGCGACGAAGATAATCTAGAGCAAGTTCTAAGCCTTTTATAGTATCCCCAAGTAAACCTATTCCTATGTTGCAGCTATGGCAAAGCAGGCCACGGACAATGCCAGTGGCATGGTCGTGGTCAATCACGAAACCTGCTTTACGTTTTGGATTAGGGGAGCCACAGCAAGCACAACGATGAAGCTGTTCCTCGAGTAGCTCCGTATATTCTTCTGGAGATATGCGGTAACGCTGAGTCCGATGGTATTGAGTACCCTTAGACTTATACCAAGCCTGGCTTTTGGCTTTAGTACAGTGCTTACACTGAGCAGTCACTCCGTCCGAGCTGCGTTTTTCTTTGGGAAAATCAGAGAGTGGTTTATCTTCGCCGCATTTTCTGCAGCGTTTAGACATCACCCACGAAGGATCTTCTTAATCTGGTCAATCTTGTCATCCTCCTTACGGAAGATCTTGAAGTAGTTAGCAGCCGAAGTCAGGGCTTGCACTACACCGTTAGCCTTATAACGCTTGGTAGCACCGAGGTACTCCGAAGCAAGGAAGAGCACAAAAAAGGCCAAAGCCTCAATCGAGACCTTGGCACCGAAGATAGTAAGCATGATTCTAAGTTAGGTAAGGCCAAAGAGTTCTTTAAGTTCCGCCACCGTCAGCCCCGCTGCTTCCAGCTTCTGCTCAGTGGTGAGCACCGGGGCAGGCTCAGGTTCGGGGGCAGGCTCGGGGGTGTTACCAGCAGCGACCCATTCCAGATAGGCCTGGTAGTCGGTGTTGGCGGGGTCAAAGGGAATAGCGGCAAAGCTTCCGTCAGCTTCGAAGCGGTAGACGTACTGCTGGTCCTCAAGGACGGATAGTGACTGAGAAAGTTGGTAGTTCATGAATCAGAGCTCCGCACTAGCTGTAACAGTTCCGAGCCATTCACCTGCACCACTGCCCCCAGTCCCCAGGACTCCCCGAAAGCCAGTGCTTCCACCATTGGCGCTGAAGGAGGCAACGTTGGTCATCAGAGATGGAAACCAGTTAAAGGTGGGACTAGCTCGCATGGATGAAGGAAACAGGCTAGTCATCACTGTTGTAGATCCCGCTGTGTTTGCGTAGATCGAATGGTAGTAGGAGCCAAAGTATCGCTGGCAGAGACTTAGCTCCTGCCCGTAGCTCCTGCGTTCAAACGGGGTGGCGACGGTGCCGGGCTCCAACTGGGGTAGCGACAGGGTGCCGCCACTGAAGCGCACGGTGCAGTTGGTGCCGCCGGTCAGGGTGACGGTGCCGCCCTTGGCGACTGATACGCCATCAACGGTGGCGGTGGCGGTGCCGGTCCAGTTCAGCACATAGGTGCCGCTGAGGATGTTGAGGCCCTCGATCACCT